ATCATCGCAGCAGCCCAACCCAAAGCCTCCGAGTAACATGGACTCAACCAACCACGGCGGAACGAATGGCCTAGCCTTGTCGCTTGGCACGGCAGCAGCAGCAACGTCTGCATCTATGCTGCCACAGCTCACCGACGAGATCCGTTTTGTCTCCGCCGGGGTTGGTCTCATTGCCGCGTGCGTTGCCCTCTACAAAGCCATTAAGAAATGAAAAACACCAAGACAACTCTCGCTGGTATCGGTGCAATCCTCGTCGCTGTCGGTGGGGCCTTGAAGGCCCTGTTCGACGGCGACCCTTCCACCTCGGTCGACCCGGCTGCCACCATTGCCGCAATCTCTGCCGGTATCGGCCTGATCATGGCTAAGGACGCCAAGCCGACGGAGCCTAAAGCGCCCGAGCCCACCGAGCCCAAGGCGTGAATTGGGTCGAACAGATCGTCACCGCTTTGGTGAAGTTCCTCTACGGCCTGACCAAGGAAAACCCAACCGCCCGAAATGCTGAAACACCTACAGAGGTTCGCCGCGGTTGGGACACTTGGCTTCGTGGCCGGTTGCGGGACAAGGGCGGTGATGATCGACCCTAGGGCTGACGTCGTCCGTTTTGGGCCGGGAGTGCGCGGGCCGGTCTACGTCTTCATTGACGGCCGGTGGACGCTGACCCGAAAAGTAACTCTGCCCGAAGGCTGGTTCGCCGGTCCCGGGCCTCAACAAGAAACCAAACCCTAAAGAAAACCCATGACTGACAGCATGGCCACATTGATGGGCGGCAAACAGATTGTCGCCTACCACCTCGACGGAACCCAGGAGATCGTGACCCTGCGGCAACTGCCCGTTCGAGCCCTGCCGCAATACCTCGCCACCATCGACGACGAGGCCGCCCGATTGGAACTGCTGGCCGACAAGCCCGCGGGGTGGGCGGACAAGATCAAGCCCGACTCGCACGTCGAGCTTCTGGAGGCCGGGGAGGGCCTCAACTCCGATTCTTTTTCCGCGTGGCTCCGTCGCAGAGTGCAGCGACAGGAGCAACTGGTTCCGGGATCAAGCGGAGAGCTGGGCAAGCAGTTGCTGTCAGCCTCGCCGACTGGGTCGCAGAGTGCGCGGTGCGCTGTGGTCTGACGCTCGCCCAGGCCGTCGAACACAGTCCGGGCCAGTTGCGGCTTTTGGCGGCTGCTGCCTCGCGCATTGACGCGGGGGCGGGGCTGCTCAATCTGCACACAACTTACGCGGCAACGGCTGCGACGGTTGCAAAGGAAGGGCGGACCGTGTTGGAACGCCTCCAGAAGCAACTGACGAAACAAGCGAAAGGCGGCTGACATGGCAGACACGAATCTACGGATCAAAATCGGGATGCAGGGGTCCGCGGAAGTAAACGCGGGCCTCAAGGCCATCGGTGCTGCCGCGTCGAATCTGAAGGGGGCGCTGGCCGGCATCGCTGCGGCCGTCGGTGGCGTGATGGGGCTCAACGCTGCGATCCAGCAGTCCGTCCGATTCAACGCCCAGTTGGAGCAACAGGGGGTCGCATTCAAGACCTTGCTAGGAAACGCCGAGGCCGCAAGCCGACGGATGGCCGAGTTGGCCCGGTTCGCCGCTCAAACCCCGTTCGAGCTTCCCGAGATCGTCCAGGCGTCCAAGGTTCTCCAGAGCCTGACCAATGGAGCGCTGGCCTCCGGTGATGGTCTCCGCCTTGTCGGTGACGCCGCTGCCGCCACGGGGAGACCGCTCGAAGAGGCCGCCATGTGGATCGGCCGATTGTACGCCGGACTCCAGTCGGGGACGCCCGTCGGTGAGGCTACACTGCGGCTCATCGAGATGGGGCTCATCTCAGGCACTACCGCCCGGAAACTCAACGAACTTGCCGAGTCAGGACAAGGTGCCGGTCAAGCCATGACCGTTCTGCGGGATACGTTCGGCCGCCTCGGTGGGGCAATGGCTGACCAGTCTCAGACGTTCAACGGTCTTCTTTCCACGCTCAAGGATACGTTCAACATGGCGTTGGCCGACATCGGCAAGCCGTTGTTCGACAGATTGAAACAAGGGATCTCCGAACTCATCCCGGTTGTCGAAGGCCTCGGGGAAAAAATCTCCGCTTGGGTCTCGATTGCCATCCAGTCGTTCCGTGATGGCCGCCTTTCCGAGTTCATCGGACTCAACATCGAAGCCGGGTTTGAGATTGGAATAAGCGCCGCCGTCAAGGTGTTGGAAAAACTTTTCGATTGGCTCGGTTCTCCAATGCTTTGGCAAGTCATCGGCAACGGATTGCTGACCGCGATCAACGAGGCAATGAAGCTGGCCGGGGCCGCCATGGTTGACTTTTTGCTGGTCCCGTTGGGGTCGATAGCTTCCTACATCAAAGACGCTTTTTCATACGCCTTTGAGTCTGTGGTGGACTTTTTCGCCGCCGATCTTGAGAAGGTCATCAATGCGGCCGCCGACCTACTGAACAGCGTTTTCGGAACCAACCTTTCCCAAGTCTCGCTGACAGGTGGATCCCGGGTATTTCAGGCACCGGACTTCATGCGGTCGTTCGGTGAGAACCAAGAAGGTGGTCAGGTTCTCAAGGAAGGGCTGACCAAGTTCTTTGACGAATCCACGGCCGCAGGTCGGGAACTGATGGGCGTCGGTGCCGGTCTTTCGATTGGAACCAGCGCACTGGATTCTTTGACGAAACTTGTCGCTCAGACGGTTGCGGCATCAAAGGCCGCAAAGAGTGCTGGAGCCGGTGCGGTTGGAAACACGCCGGAGGAGGAACTCCGGGTTGCCAATGTCCGCGAGGCTTCCAAGTTGCTGGAGCTTCAGATGACCGAGCGCCTCGCGCAGATCAACGCGCAGAGGGCAACGTCCGAGGGTTCTTGGCTTACGACATCGGCTCAGAAGTTCCGTGAGCGAAAGCAACTTCTCGAAGCTGAATACAAGGTCATCGTGGACCAAATGCGGGCCTACGAACAACTCCGGGACATCGCAACGACCGCCGAGGAGCAGCAGCAGATGCAAGCCCGGGTTTCCGCGCTCGGCGCTCAAGGTGTTGGCGTCCTAAATCAACGTCAGGCCATGGGGCCGTCGCCGGAATCGTTCGGGGAGAACTTCCAGTCAACCGTCGTTCAGCTTCAAAACCAGTTTGGGACCGTCGCCCAGCAGATGGCGGCTACCTTCGCGGACGTGTTCAACTCCGCGATCTCGTCCATCTCGAATGGGATTACTGGCCTGATTCTGGGAACCATGTCTTGGGGCCAGGCCTTGGCGATGATCGGGACGACGATTCTCACCACCATTGTCCAGTCGATTGTCCAGATGGGCGTTCGGTGGGTCGCCACCCAGATCCTTATGGCCACGGTGGGCAAGTCGATCATGGCCGCGAGCCTTGCCGCTACGATGCCAATCGCTGCCGCTTCGAGTGCGGTCTGGGCCACGCCCGCGACCTTGGCAACAATTGCGTCCTACGGTGCTGCCGCGGCCGCCGCTCCCGGGTTCATCCTCGGCGCACAGGGCATGGTTCTGGCGCAGTCGCTGGCCGCATTCAAGACGGGCGGCTACACGGGAGACGGCAACCCCAACGACGTGGCCGGTATCGTTCACCGGGGCGAGTTCGTGGTCCCGGCTGACGTAGTGGACCGCATCGGATTGTCCACACTCCAGTCCATGACCGCCGCGGGCGCATCGGATCCCGGTGCCTTCACGTCGCCGGCCGCCCCGGGGCCGATTACGCTCAACATGGGGGTCTTTGACAACCCGGGCCGATTGGCCGACTGGGCGAAATCGAACGAGGGCCGGACGGTGCTGGTGGACATTATGCGGCAACACGCTCACGAATTCACCCGCGCATGATCTCGACCACGTTTGCCAGTCAGTCGGTTCTGTTGCTGAACGACGCCCCTGATTGGGGGTCGCCGGTCGGGGTGACCTTTGACTTGGTGAGCCAGTTCGAGGAGGGATTGACCGGCCGCGAGGCTCGACGCCCCCACGCCGCAACGCTACGGGCCAAGGTGCGGTTCCGGCTTACAATCCAAGGGACAGACGCCTTCACGCTCAAGAACGCGCTACGGGGCTACCAAGCGCAACCCGTCATCGTTCCGTTCTGGCCTTTGGCCGAGACATGGGCCAACCGGGCAAACATCGCAGCCACCGGACTCCGGGTTGCCTACAAGGCCGACTGGTCAACGTGGGAACTCTACACGACGGTGGAACCCGGTTGGGTGTTGGCCGACGACATGGTCGCCCCTGCGTTCTGGGGTCGCCTCGAAGACCGGGAAATGCTTTGGCTCAACGCCACGGTCGCCCAGTTCGACGTTGAGTTCACCGAGACCGGGCCGACCACCTACGCACTGATTCCCGGAAGTCAGACGTTCCAAGGCGGTCCCAACCTCGCCGGCTACGCAACCAACCCGCGATTGTGGCCGACCGCGTTGGACTGGCGGGACGTGCCCGAGTCGTTTTCCGTCCGCATCATCCGGGAACAACTGGGCTTTGGTCGGGCACCGTTTGAGACGATCTATCCGCAAACCAACGTCCGCGAAGCCCAATTCCGCACGATCACCCAGTCGTCCGCCGAGTGCTGGAAATTGCTTCGATTCTTCAGTGACCACGGGGCTGGCAAGGCATTCTGGACACCGACGTGGCATTCGTCCGCCGTGATGGCCGCCGACCTCGCCGCGGGATCATCTGCATTGTCGGTGCAATCCGCCGTTGGGATTCAGGCGGGCGATTACCTTGCGTTCATCCAGGGCACCGGGATCCAAGCGACCTCCCGGACTTCGACCATCGTCGGGACCACGGTCAACCTCAACAGCACCCCGGGAGCATTCACCGCGGCCGACACCGTGGTTGCCACGTTGGTCCTTGCCCGGTTCGACAAGCCGCGCCTCGGTCTTGAGTTCATCATGGGGTCGGTCGCCCAGGGGGCCGTTTCCGTCGTCGAGCTTCCGCCCGAATATTCACCGGCCGCGGACGAAACCCTCGGGACGACCATCGGGCTACTGACCACTCGGGGCTACATTTACGAGCTTACCCAGACCATCGGGGTCACGACGACCACAACCCGGCTAACCAGTTACGAGGCCGACTTGACCGTCGGGGCAAACACCTACACCGCCCGGAAGATGGACCACGGGACGGTCAAGCAGTCGCTTTTCCTAGACCGGGACGAAATCGAGATTCGGTCCGAGGTCATCGCCGGGGACCCGCTGGTCAAACTCGCCACGGTACAAGCCGAGGCCCCTGTCCGGCTCACAATCAAATCCGTGGACGTGTCCGGGGCGACCGGATCCAACGACACCGTGCTTTTCACTGGGGACATCATCGGCCTGGCGGTCCGTGGATCCCGACTGACCGCAAAAGCCGTGTCCGCGGGGACGGTATTCGACCGCATCTATCCAAGGTTCCGAATGCAGGTCGGCTGCAACCACGCGCTGTTCTCCCCGGGCTGCGGACTGGCCAGCGCCGCGTGGCAGTTCACCGCAACCCTCAGCAACCCGGGCACTGTCGGCTACCCGTTCACGTTTGACCTCACGGGACTCGCCCGGACCATTGGCACCGTCCCGACGATCACCGCGGGCTGGTTTGCTGGCGGCTGGGCGGAGTTTCAATCGGGTTCTTTGCTGAGTCGCCGGGCCATCATCGACAACACCGCCGCGGTCTCCGGTGCCCTGACGATCACGTTGGCCCGGGATCCAAACCCGTTCCCGCCGCCATCCTCAGCCGTGAAGCTTTTCCCGGGCTGCAATGGGGCACGGACAACGTGCGTGGACAAGTTCTCCAACTACCTCAACTTCGGTGGGCATCCGTTCACGCCCGCAACCAACCCGTCGCTCATCAAGGTCTCGCAAAACGTCGGAGGGGGTAAGAAATGACGCCTACATGGTTCACCGAGGAGCGCATTGACGCGCTCGAAGCCGAAGCCGCCACTTGGATCGGGACGCCGTTTGCGGCCAACTCATCCGCCAAGGGGCTTGGCGTTTCCTGCCATACCCTCGCGGGCGCTCTCTACGCCGCCGTCGGGTGGGGCGACATTACGATCCCGGAAGTCCCGATCTCCCACGGGCGGTTTGGGGAGGAGTCACTCGCCAACCCGTTCTTCGATGCCATGGCCGAGCGGTTCACCCAGCTTCCGCATGACTCGGAGGTGCTGCCCGGGGACGTTCTCGGGTTCCGCATTGGCCGCATCGTCCACCACCTCGGGACCGCGCTTCGCAACGGCCGGTTCATCCATGCGCTCGACGGCATCGGCACGACTGTGTCCACCATCGAGGACGCAACCTATCGGTCGAGACTCACGACCATCTGGAGACCGCTACCGTGAAAGGCGAAACCCGAAACCAGCCTGACCCCGAGATTAACGACGGCAACACCGAGCCCGAGGACTTCTCGACCAACCAAGAGGCGGCCTCGATCCCGTGGTTCTGCGGGGAGCGCAAACTCGCCCTCCGGTGGATCTCACCGATTTACAACCAGTTCACCAAGGAAGCTCCCCAGGAGCGACCCGGCAAGAAATAGGATACAACCATGGGAAAAGGTGGAGGAGCAGGAAGCAAACTTTACGACTACTACGGAACCCTCGCCGGCATAGTTTGCGCGGGGCCGGTGGACGAACTTGTCGCCATTCTGGTGGACGGCCGGATCGTCTGGCCCACCGCGACGTTCTGGAACGCCGGGCAGACCATCGCTGTCGGTGACCTTCGGCAATATCTGGGCGTCGTTTGGAAGGCCACCCAGGCGCACACAACGAGCAACGCCAACAAGCCGCCGGCATCAACCCATTGGGTCCGCTATTCGTTGGTCCGCACGGTTGGACCGAGCGCCACAAACCCCTACCCGCTGACCGTGACCGGCTACGGGGCCGCGTATTTCTACTGGGGCACCGACGACCAAGTTCTCGACACCGTCGGGGAGGCCCGCCTCGCAGCAAACGGGCACCCACCTTACCGTCGGCAAGCCGTTCTCGTTCTGAAGGACTTCCTTTTTGGCCGGGAGCGCACTTCAGCGCCAAACGTCGAGGTCGTCGTCCGCAGGAAGCCCAACCAGACGATGCTGACCGGGGATCCGGCCGCGTTGATCGACGGACAGGCCAATCCGGTGGCCGCCATGGCTGACCTTTACACCGACCCGGTGTTCGGGGCCGCACTGACGCCCGACACCCCGGGAGGCCCGGACACCACGACGTGGCAGTCCGCCGCCAACGCAATCCAAACAAGCATCGACGAGGCCGGCATCTCGCCTGTTCTCACTCAGGCAAAAAGCCTCCGCCAGATCACCGCCGACATTCTCGCCTATTGCGACGGGTGGGTCCGGTTCTCCGCGGCTGGTGAGATCGAGGCCGGGCGGTTCCCACACAACTCAGCGCCGCCCACGTTCACCGCTGCCACAACCATCGACTACAACGACCTCATCGACGAGGTGAGCTACACGTCCGACGGATGGGCAACGACCTACAACCAGACCCAAGTCAAGTTCAACGACCGGGAGCGCTCCTACCGGGACGGGGCGGTCGCCGTGGTGAGTGGGTACAACCTCGCCGTGACCGGGGAGCCGCGCACCGCGAAGATTGACCGCCCGTGGATCACCCGCCGAACCCAGGCATCCGAACACGCAGCAGAACACCAGAAAATCGTCGGGGAGCCCAAACTTTCCGGGTCGCTGGTCGTCCGCGCCGAGAAGGCCGCGAGCATTCGCCCAGGTGACTTGTTCCTGCTAACCCACGACGCGCTTTCCATTTCCATCGTCTGCCGGTGCATCGGCAAAGACATCGCCCAACCGCCCGCAGGCCGCGCCACGATCCGCTTCGAGTCTGACCGCGCATCCGCCCCGGTTCCGTTCGCTCCTACAGGAGCCGCGGACGAGGGGAGCGCCTACCCAGACAACGAAACGCTATCGCTCCAACAGTTCTTCCAGCCTCCGCCTGCAATGTTTCAGGGGGACACCGACGCCGCCGTGGTCCCGTTGATCGCCCGGATGTCGCCGGTCACGATTGCGGCCAATATTCATCTGCGAAAGGAAGACGCCTCGGGATTCTACGAACTCGGATCCATCGACCAGTTTGCAATCCACGGCACGGTGCAAGCCTCTTGGTCGTACTACAGCCGGGCGACATCAACACGGAGCCGATCCACCAACGTGGCGACGGTGACAACCTCGACCGCGCACAACCTGACGACCGGGGACGTGGTGACCATCTACGGGTTTGCCGACGCGACCTTCGACGGCACCGTGACCGTGACCGTGGTCAATTCCACGACGTTCACCTTTCCCAACACGGGAAGCTTCGTTTCCACCACGACCGACACCGGGGGCACCGTGACCACTGGCAACGAGGACAACACCGAGAACCTGCGGGTCACTCTCGACGCCGGCACCGTGTCTGCGGACCTGTCCAAAATGCTGGACACCCAGACCGAAGACGCGATCAACGACAACGCGGTCTATGTGGTCATCTTCAAAAACTCCGACCGAAAGGTCTTCGAGGTTTCAACCCTCAGGGCTATGAGGATCATCTCAGGAGATTCGTTCTATCGTTTGAAGGTCCGCCGGGCTCGGTATGGCACCGCGACGAGGACAGCCGAGGTCGGAGACAAGGTTTGGATCGGCTACCGCACGGACATTGCCCCGATGACTCACGGCTCGTTTGTGGGCTATCTGGAGGCGCTTTCGACCGCTACTTTCCGGCTTCAATCGGCAAACGCTGAGTCAGTTGCTGACCTATCAAACACGACACTTTGCCCGAACATTTCCTACACGTTCGCCGATCCCTACGCTCCAACGACGATCTTCAGCTCGGTCCAGAAACTGACCAGCGTCACGGCAAACACTTGGACCGAGATCACGGACTTTACAGGCCACTTCGAGGTGACTGACCGCTTCCGCGTTGACGCCACCATCACCGACTTGTCCGCTGACCTCAACGGGGCTCGACTGTACGCAAAAAACGGCTCTTCAGAACTGACTTTGTGGTCGGCAAACTACAACGATTCAAGCGTCCAGAAAGTGACCTGTGAGTTCACTCTCCCGACAAAAGGCGCTTGGTTGGTCTTCATGGCCGGACTCGACAGGTCGGGACGAATCCGAATCAAACAACTCACCGCAGGGGGTGGGTCTATCCCGGTGGCCATCAACATCAAGCAGAACAACACCGAGACATCTGCTCCAAGCTTCAGCCCTCCGGGCATCGGTTTCCGGTCGAATCAGTTCCCCATTTCCGTCACGCTCACGACGACGACTGCAGGGGCTCAGATCAAGTATTCCATCGTAGACCTTGGGCAACCCGTCGGGACGTTTACCAACGTGGCCGCAACCACCACGACCGTCGCTGTAGGCCGGAACAAGCGACTCTACGCCAAGGCTGACGTCGGTGGATCGAACGAGTCGATCTTGATTTACCACGAATACTACATAGAGGTTGACGAATACTATCCGCCCCGTGGCTCGTTGCCATGAAATAGGTCTGGACAGAAACCCATCGTTGGGTTTATGTGGGGCCGCGTGAAGTGCCCCGTCTGCAATTCAATCTTTGCTGCAAGCCTTGCCGAGTTCGGCAGGGAGATGGGGCGCAGCACGTCAAAATCAAAGGCCGCCGCCGCTCGCCGCAATGGCAAAAAAGGTGGCCGGCCGAGAAAGAAAAAATGACCGAGAACAATGACCTAGAAATCGTGGCACCTGACGCTATTGGTTCAATCGAACGCGCCCAAGTGGACGTTCAAATCTCAACCGCTCGGAAGTACCCGCGCACCTTGTCCAAGGTGAAGGAACGGATGCTGTCATTCGCCACGCTCGACGAGGAAACCGCATCGTCATGCTTTTACACGTTGCCCGCCCGCCGGGGTGGGGACGACAAGCCGATCCAAGGACCGAGTGTCCGCATGGCCGAGATTGCCCTGGCCAGCTACCAACACGTCAAAGCCGGGTCTAGGATCATCTCCGACGACGGCAAGTTCCTGACCGCTCAGGCCGTGGTCCACGATCTCGAAAACAACGTGGCGGTCTCCATCGAGGTCCGCCGCCGGGTGACTTCCAAGTCCGGGGCTCGGTATTCCGACGACATGATCGCGGTCACCGGAAACGCGGCTTGCTCCATTGCGCTCCGCAATGCGGTCTTCCGCGTGGTTCCTCGGGCGCTGATTACGCCGGTCTATGAGGCCGCCAAGCGGGTCGCCGTTGGGGACGTCAAATCACTGACCTCCAAGCGGTCTCAGATCATCGCCCGGCTGAAGCAAATGGGAGCCAAGGACGCCGCCATTCTTGCGGCCGTCGGTGCGGACAAGATCGAGGACATTGACCTTGCTCGGTTGGAGGTCTTAATCGGACTGGGCACCGCCATCAAAGACGGTGAGATCACGCTCGAGACTGCTTTTCCGGGCGCATCACCGAAGGAAGACGGCAAGCCTATCTTCAAGGACGAACCGAAAGCCGCGCCCGCCGCGCAGGAACAGCCCGCCACCGCGCCCGCGACGCCGGAACCTACCAACCCAGCAGGAGACCCCGCAGGAACCCCGCAGGACCGTTTGGGCGCAATGCTGACCGGAGCTGGACACACAATCGCCGAGTTCAACAAGTGGGCGGTCGATACCGGATTCCTGACCGCCGACGTTGGGACTTGGTCCGACGTGCCAGAAGCGGTCGCCTCCCGGTGCCTCAAAGGTGCCCGCGGCCTTGTTAACCAACTGAAAGGGGTGGCCAAGTGAGTGACGAAATCAACCGCATTGAGGAGCTTGCCGCGCTCATTCAAGCCGAAATACCGCGGTTAATCGGTGAAGCTACCGACGCAATCAACGAGTCCATTAACGTGGCGCTGGAGGAAGCCCAAGAAACCGAATCCGACTCCCCGGCAAAACTTCGACTCGCGATCACTGCAACGTGGAACCTCGACACCAACAGCGTCGATCTCTCGATGCCGGTAACCGTGAAAAGGAAGTTCGGCCGGACGGTGGCAATGCCAGATCACAATCAGGAAAACCTGCCGTTCATCGTGGCAGAGGAGGACGGAGGTTCTAATGAGTGACGAACGCCAAGGCTTGCCATCCGCATCATCCGCGCACCGATACGCGCTCTGCCCGGGCTCATTCCTTCTGGAGCAGTCGATTCAACAGCCGGAGGTCTCCGGGTCCGACGCCCAGATCGGCAACCGCATCCACGGCTACCTTGCCGGGGAGGGAATCGCACTCAACGAGGAGGAATTCAGGATCGCAACCGACTCCCGGCTTCAGGAGATCGAACTTGTCAAGGCTGTCTTCCCATTCCAAGACCGCCTTCAGATCATGCGGGAAAAGCGCCTCTGGGATTACGACGCGGACTTTTCCAAATCATGGTCGGGCAAGCCTGACGTGGTTTACCACGACGCCACCCGGGCCTTGGTCATCGACTACAAGACCGGCCGCGGGGAGGTCCAACACGCAACCGGAAATGTCCAGCTTCGAGCCCTCGCCGTGCTAATTCAAATATCCCGGGGACCGTTCTCCGAGATCACGGTCGCCATCATCCAGCCGCTGGCCGGGGAGCCTACGACCTGCACTTACGGGGCCGAGGACTTAGTCCGCGCATCGTCGGAGATGACGACACTGATGGACGACATCCGCAAGCCGGGCCAACCGCGCAATCCATCGACCGATGCTTGCAAATATTGCAAGGCCAAGGAGGTCTGCCCGGAGGCCCGAGGCATCGTTGAGCAACTGCCCGCACTTGTCCCGCGGGACGGACTCGAGATCGTCATGACTCCCGAGCAGATCGCCGAGTTCCTCGCGGTCGCTCCGGTGGCCGAGGCAGTCATCGAATCTGTCAGGGGAAAGGCCCGCCGCATGATCGAAGCCGGGCAAACGGTTCCGGGGTGGAAACTCAAGCCCGGGGCGATCCGCGAAAGCATCATCAACCCGGAACTTGCTTTCTCCCGGTTCATGGACTCGGGCGGCACTCAGGCACAGTTCGTTCAGGCCATCACCGTGGCCAAGACCAAGTTCAAGGACGCGGTCAAGGCGGCTACCGGCCGAAAGGGCAAAGACCTCGACGGGTTCGTCGAAATCATGCTGGAGGGCTGCACCGAGGCCAAGGTCACCGCCCCATCGCTTGTCCAGGACAAGGAGGTGGCAAAGTGAACCTTATCATGGAACCGGAAGACGCCCACTCGATGGAGTTCGTTCGGGAGTTCATGCTGCGCTTTGGGCAAGCTGTTCCCCCAACGGTCTCAATGCCAGACCCGGAGACCCACAACCTTCGGTGGAGGCTTATCGACGAGGAAGCCCAAGAGCTTCGTGACGCGACCAGTTTGGTGCAATATCTCGACGCCGTCGGGGACCTCCTTTATGTGGTCTACGGGGCCGCCATCTCCGCTGGATTCACCGCCCAACAAATCGAGGCCACGGTCTACGAGATCCACCGCTCAAACATGAGCAAACTGTGGAGCGCTGATGAAATCGACGGCATCTCGGCAGACTGCCGAGCCAGCCACGTCGGGGACGGGCGCTACATCGTCCGACGCAACGACGGAAAGATCATCAAAAGTCCGACCTACAGTCCGGCCAACCTCCAACCCATCATCGAATGAGAAGCCTCAGAGGCGGCGGGTTCGCCAAAATATTCCACGCCGCAGAAATTCACACTGCCGACTCAGGAAACCCAGTGATGCTCCTGACGGTGGAGTTCGAGACACGCACCCTCGCCAAGGGGGCGCTCTACGCCCAGCGGGTGCAGTTCCGATCCTTCTCCGCGGAGGACCACGCGCTAGTGGAAAAACTCAAGGCCGGGACGTTTATCGCATTTGACGGGGACTGTGATGCGGTGAGCGAAAAGTCTCAGACGGGCTGGTGGTATGCCAACCCGAGAATAACTGGCCGGATCCTCAGCATAATCGAAACCGAACCCGGGAGCCACGGTGAGTGACATCCTTCAGTTCCTCGTCGTTGGCCATCCCAAAGCCCAACCGCGGGTCAAGGCGTTCAAACGGGGCAATCACGCGGGCGTCTACGATCCAGGCACGGCAGACGACTGGAAACTCGCCGTTGGTGCCACTGCCCGGATACATTGGAACCGGGTGCAGTTCCTTGGGCCGTTGCGCCTCGTCCTTGGGTTCTTCATGCCTCGACCAAAGGCACACTTCAACCGCCACGGAGATGCCAAGCCCGGGGCTCCAGTGTGGCACGAATCCAAGCCCGACACTGACAACTTGGCCAAGGCCGTAATGGACGCGCTGACGCAACTTCAGGTTTGGCGCGACGATTCCCAAGTCGTCCAACTGGAGGTCTCAAAAGCCTACGGAGCCCGAGCGGGCTGCATCGTAATCCTCGGGCCGGCATCATCGCCGGATCCGCTCTTGCGCCTCGAAATGGGGCGCTTCATCGACTGACAGCACGGGGGCCGCGCATCCAAACCACGCGGGCAAAATCTTTTTGAGAAAGTTCTTTCAATCCACGGTTTCTTCGTTAAATTAAGGGCATCGAAGGCAACGAAGCCCGAGAGAATAGAAAGACTGAACGAATGAAAGCTTACCAAATCAACACACCGAAGACCCGCAAGATGCTCTCCATCTTCCTCGGAAAACTTGGCTACGACACCATGGCCAACGACGTGATGCACGACAGCGAAAAGCACCTGCCTCAATACGCTTGGACGGTGATTCACAATCTCAAGGGGGACATCAAAACCAAGTTCGAGGCCAACTGCCGAATCATCGAACTGATCTAACGACCCGCCCGGGGGCGCGACCGGCCAACGCGCACAACTTCAACACTTACCGAATGACATCTATGATCACCGTTCAACTTCCGACCGATCCAGCCTATTGGAGCTGCTTCTGGGGCAGCGACTACGAGGAAGGGGTCGCCCGCGCCAACGACAACCTTGAGGCCATGATCCGCAACGAGTTTGCCGACGCGCCTTTTGAGGTCCGCTTTGAGCGCACTGCCACCCCAGCACCCCGCGGGGTCCTAGGACACGACGAGGAGGCCGTGGAGGCTGTCTTCGAGTTCATCGCCACAAACTGGACCAACGCGCTCTGAGCCATGAACCTGACTAACCTCATCACCGCATTGATCGCCGTGGAATCCGGCGGGCGGGACAGTGCCATCGGTGACCAAGGCCGAGCCTTGGGGCCGCTCCAGATCCATCGGGCCGTCGTGGTGGACGTGAACCGATTCACCGGGTCGAACTACAAGTGGCAGCAGATGACCAACCGAGCGCAAGCCCGGGCCGTCTGCGAGGCGTACCTGACGCATTACGGCCGCGAGGCAACGACCGAGCAATTGGCCAGACGTTGGAACGGGGGGCCGACCGGGGACCGCAAAACCGCCACGCTGCCGTACTGGCGCAAGGTCGAGGCCCAACTCAAGAAAGGAACCACGCCGTGAAACTCCACGAACTCCCGCCGGATCACCGGCTCCGAAACATCGCAATCCAGTCCATCGAGGGGCTCCGCATCCACTGCCGGAAAACGACCTACAAGGCAAAGCCAGCGACGTGGAAAATCGGCCGCGAGACATTTAATCGTCTCGGGGAGACTTGGCGCACCAACTTCGACTTCATCGTGGAGGTGCCCAAGTGAAAGCCACCACCGAGCAACTCGTCTCCGCGCTCCGGGTGTTGTCCGTCGATATCCAATCCGAGGACGGGGTCGCAAACGCCGTCGTGGCCGAAGCCGCCGACCGCCTGACGCTGATGGCCAACCTTGTCGCCCGGCACGTCGAGGAAACCAAGGACGACATCCAGCAAATGGCCGTCGCGTCCGACACGATTGTCGAGGCCACGTCAAAGATTCAAAGACTCCGAGCCCAGATTAAGCGGCTGGAGGAGGCGGGGGATGCGTTGTACGAAGGATGGATCGGATATGGTTTCACCAAGGACAAGCACCTTGCAGCATGGCGCAAAGCCAAGGAGGCCAAGCCGTGAGCAGTTCACAAGTTCGCCGCATTCTTTCCAACGGCATCGACGCGCCACCGTTGACCAAGGCTGAAGCCGGAGAAATCGCTCGCCACGTTCAGAAGATCCGAGTCAACGACGGGCCGACGGCATTCAGCCGACGCAAACGAAAAGGCACTAAGTGAAAGCGCCACTGACCGCCGAACAGGTCGCCCGACTCCTCGGGACGCAACCCACCCAGGCCAAGCCGGCCAAAAAGATCACCCACGGGGTCTTGCTCAACCCATTGTTGCCCGACGATGCGGTCCGGGACATCCGCCGCCGTTGGACTGCCGGGGAGCGCCTAAAGATAATCGCCGCGGACCACAACGTCACCCAAGCCGCGATCTCGCTCATCGGGTCGGGCCAGCGCCGGAAGGACGTTCAATGAGCCCATGCTCGCCCGCTAGTCACCGCGGGCTTGTACCGGAGCGCGGTTTCTGGTCCACGGGGGCGCATCGTGAACGTCATCACCGCCCGCCGCCGGGTCATGGCCGTCGGGTGCAGCCACGGCAACCGAGCCAACCCCAACGCGCTGGCCGCCGCGCTTTTGTTTCGGGAGCAGTTTCGACCCGACGAGGTCATCCACCTCGGGGATGCCTACGACCTTGCATCACTCCGGGCGGGTGCCTTAGCCAACCCGGACGACTCTGACCACGCTGATGACTACCTCGACGACATTGACAAGGGCCGGGAGTTTCTCAACGCACTCAGGCCGACCGTGTTCATCGTGGGAAACCATGACCTCCGGGCTTTGCGGTACACCAACCACCACAACACCGTGGTCCGCGGGTTCGCCCAGGCTATCTGGGAAAAAATGGTCGAGCCCATCGAGAAACACGCCCGGGTGTTCATCCGTCATCACGACGTGCTGCCGCGCTCTTGGTACAACCTCGGCGGATACAAGTGGGGGCACGGGCTGCTGTTTGGTGAGAACTTCCTCCGGGACACGGCCGAGTGCTGGGGCAACACCGTTGTGGCCCACGCCCACCGCGCTGGGGTCGCCACGGGCCGACGCGACGGAAACCCGACTTGCCTTTCGCCGGGGACGTTGGCCGACGTTGCTGCCATGGATTACGCCCTCCGGCGTCGCGGGACGCTCGCGTGGTCCCACGGCATAGTGTTCGGGGAATACACCGACACGACCGCGCAACTCTACCTTCACCAATGGCCGCAGGGAGAAACAGCATGGAATCTGCCGAACTTCTAAGACGGATCCGCGACGAAATCCAACGCAAGATCGAGTTCCCGACAAGCGATTGGAAGACCTCGAAGGAATGGATGCGAGAATGGGACCTTAAACAATCCCAGACCAACCGCACGCTCAGCCAAGGCGTAGAGCTTGGGATCATGGAAGCCAAAACCTTCCGCATCCCGTGCCCGATCCGTGGTTCCTACCCGGTGCCCCATTACCGCCACAAAACACCATGACCTACCGCTCCAGACACAACGCCGCCGTCACCGTCGAAATGATCGCCGAGGCCGAACTCCGCATCGGTGAAACCAAGCGCCAGGCTGTGGTCTACACTCGCAACGGGCGCAACTACGTTCGACCCAAGGCCGAGTTTATCGACAAGTTTTCGCTGGTAGTTTCGGCAAAGCCGGAGTAACTGTCAGCAGTCACCGCGAGGTGACACGGGATTGGAACCCCGAAAACAGATGAAACCTCAGAACCTCCAGACCAGCCGCCCGCGAGGGCTTACCGTATCGCAAAGATCCGGCCCTGTGCCCGTTCCAATCGGGGGCGGTTGGTTTGGGGATTCAAGGACACCATGAGAATCCGAACTATCAAACCGGAGTTCTTCACGCACGAAGGACTCTTTGAGGCGGAGCAGGAAACAAAGTTACCTATCCGAATCGCATTCGCTGGACTGTGGTGCGTTGCAGACCGAGAAGGCCGATTCAAATGGGAGCCACGACGCATCGGGGTGCAGATTCTTCCTTACGACGCCATCGACTTTTCACGCGTGCTTCACGCGTTGACCACGCGTGGTTTCATTGTGAAGTACCGCGTGAACGACGCGTGGTTTGGATTCATTCCAAGCTTTTCAAAGCACCAAGTCATCAACAACCGAGAATCCGACTCAGTTTTACCAGGGTTTGAGGAAAACACGGCAATTACCGAGGAAATCGACGCGTCAGGCACGCGTGAGGCACGCGACGACCACGCGGGTCAAGGGGAAGGGAAGGGAATGGAAGGGAATAAGGAAGGGAAAGGAAAGGAAGGAGATGGCGCATCCGCGCCACGCGTCCGCTTTGTTCCTCCAACCCGCGAGGAGTTGAACCTTGAAGCTGCGAAGCTTGGGCTTCCATCAATCGAGGTGGATAAATTTGTAGCTCATTACACGTCAAACGGGTGGAAGGTCGGAAAGTCGCCGATGAAGTTATGGAAAAGCTCATTGGTCGGGTGGTCGATCCGATGGCGTGAACGATCCCAAAGCCTCAGCCTCGGGGACAACCGCTACCAAACCGCAACCGCAGACGACGCCGCATTCTGACCATGGAGACCACCGACGACATCGAGCGGGTGCCTTCGACCTGCCAGAATTGCCTCAAGGACTTCGGAGCCGCCGTGATGCGGTCACCATTCAACCCGGGCAAGGTGCTGTTCCAAGCCCGGTATTGCGACCCGTGCATAATCAACCGCCAAGCCATCGAACGTGAAAAGGCGTGGGAGCAGAACCAATCCGAACGCCAAAGGGCTCGCCGTGAAGCTTGGGACGCACTTTGCCCGATGGAGTTCCGCACAACCGAGGAAGGTGGCCGAACCGACGTCGGAAGGCTACTAGGCGAGTTTCCGATCCTCCAACAGGTCATCCAGCACGACCTACCAAGCCAAGGGCTCATCGTCCGGGGCAAGTCCGGGCACGGCAAGACCCGGGCAGTGTGGCGACTCCTTCGCCGGTCGTTCGTGGACGGCAAACGAATCCGGGCCATGGCATCCGGTGAGTTCGACCGCCAAGCCCGAGACGCGGGTGGCAAGTTCACCCTCACCGAATTCGTGGACCGGCTCATCGAGGCCGACGTGCTTTTCCTCGACGACCTAGGCAAAGCGCCCTGGACGCCGGCAACCGTGGGCATCTGGTTCGACGTTCTGGATGGACGCTACCGGCACGGCCGCCCCATTGTAGTCACAACCAACCTCGACGGGGCAGCCCTCGTCAAACAACTCCGCATCGGACCCGACATCGGTGAGCCGATGCTCCGCAGAATGAGAGAAACAACCCGCCAAATCGTAGTCAAAACACCATGATCATCGCCAAGATTGACGTCACCAAGCTCGACAAGGGCCACTTTTTCAAGGGGCAGAAAGGGATCTACACCGACCTCGTCCTGATCCCAAACAAGGACGGCACCGACCAGTACGGCAACGACGGGTTCGTATCCCAGGGCGTCTCCAAGGAAGCCCGAGAGAAGGGTACCAAGGGGGCCATTGTCGGGAACTACAAGAAGATCAATCGAGGGGGCGACACGGCTGCGCCTCAGAAGGTTAAAGCCCAGACCAAGCCCGATCCCAGCCTCGATCCTGACGACGACGTTCCCTTTTGACCTATGAGCCGACCCAATTACCTCTGCAAAAAGGTCCAGCAAGGCGAGATCAAGCCCATGACTGCGGACACGATCCGCATGATGGCTCAGGCCGAGGACCTCGTCGCCTACGGCATCCGCCGCGGGCTGATGGCCTACCCACCCAACACCCAGTTCGACAAGGATGGCCGACCCATCCCGAAGATCACGGTGCCAAGCGCCCAAGCCAAGCCCATCGAGGCTTACCCATGCCTCCGGGCCTACCTGATGCATGACGCCGGATCCACCCACGTCGAGGTGGCCAAGGCAATCACCGCATCAACTGCCAAGATCGGCGCTATCATCGCCCATGGACGCGAGATCTACCGCCGCCAAGCCGTCGAGATAGCCAAGGAGGGTGAAGAGACCATCCCGGAATCAAAACGCGCCAGCGAGGCAGGAAACGCGCAAGGCGGGGCATCCAAGGCCAAGGACCTCCCCCCGGGTGGGAACCCTCCCGGCCAAAACCTTCCACGCAGGGGCCAAAGCAG